ACGTCGAACTCGCAGCAGCCAGCGATGGTGTGGCCGGTGGTGCCGGCAATCGCCCCGCTGAGGGTGACAATTCCGGTGGTGTAATCGCAGGTCCAGTCGGTCGGTGAGAAGATATTCACGCCATTGTTCAGCAGTTGCAGTGTGCCGCTCACCGGCTTCTGGATCAGTCGCGTGTAGCTGCCTGCGCTGTCGCTGTAGACTTTGGTCAATTGGAAGGTGCTCGTGCTGCCATCGGTGGTGAAGAACACTGGCAACGCGAATAGATCGCCCGGCGTGCTGCGCCAGCGTGGCACACGGTAATCGCCCCAGTCTTTGAACCGGAATGGAAACGCCTTTCCGTTGCGCGCAACGAAGAAATCAATCAGCGCTTCGATGTCGCTCTGCGTCTTGAGACCGTGGCTGACATCCCACTCGCCGCGCGAGCGACCCCAGTTGCGATTGCGCTGTTCGTAGCCGGAGGTCAGCTGCAGCACGGTGGTGCTGAACCGTGGGCCACCGACGGCGCCTTGCGAAACGCTGGGTGGAAACTGCACTTCGTGAAAAGCCATGGTCAGCTCGCCGTCGAGTTGCGCAGTGCGGTGCGATTGAGCGCTGATACCGCCTTGGTTTGGATCTGTGGCTGGGCGCGCCGGAAGCTGTCGGCATCCGGTGTGCTGATGTTGAAGTGGATGTGTGTTGAGCCACCATCGGTGGGCGCACTGACGCCAAGCCTGCCGTCGGCGCCACGCCGCAGCGGCATGATGGCTTCCGGGCCCGCCTCACCCATCATCCCGACACCACGGGCAAAGGCGAAGACGGTTGGCCGATCGACGACCTGGTTGTGGTAGTCCGCCAGGACGCGGCCGGGAAACACGCCACCTTTGGCATACAGGCCGGCACTCATCGCACCGCCGGACAGATCGGCGCCGCCGCCACCGCCACCGAACATCCCCAGGAGGGAGCCGAAGATACCCATGCCGCTGCCGCCGCCGGGGTCTCCACCACCGCCGCCAAACAGCTGACCGATCAAGCCGCCGCCTTGGTAGAAGCCTTGGCCGAACATGCTATCGAGCAGGCCCTGCGGATAGTTACTGAGGATGCCACCGAGGCCACCGCCACCACCGCTGCCACCGGCTCCGGTGTTTGGCGTGCCGCTGCCACCGGCGGACCCGCCGCCGCCGAACAGCTTGCCGATGCTGCTGAAGAAGTTGTCGAACAGCCCCCCACCGCTGCCTTGAAGCGGTGGGGCTTCGCCTTTTGAGCGGGCGATTGCGGTGTCGACCGCACTGTCGCTGCTGTTGCTGCTGCTGCCGCTGAACAGCTTGCCGATACCTGAGAAGAGCGAGCCGAACAGCCCGCCGCCGCCGCTATCACCACCGGAGCCACCGCTGCCACGGCCACTCTTGCTGTCCTTGCCGCTGACAGCGTCCGTTAGGCTGTCCAGCAGGTTGCCGCCACCGCCGCCATCAGCGGTGCCGCGGCCGCCCACCACGACGACGCGCATGGCATTGTGGTTGTTGTCGATCGGCAGGCTGCTTTTGCTGCTGGTGGTGCCGCTGAAGCCGAGCATGCCGACCGCTCGATCAACGATGCTCGGACTGTTGTCGTTAGCCGCCTGACGGCCGCCGCGGCCGCCGCTCGGGGCATTGTCGTTGTCGCCACCGCCGAAGATCGACCCGAGCAACTGATCCATCAGCCGCTCCGCCGGCTTGTAGATCGCCGTGCGTAGGAAGATCTCCTGGAACGTCTCGCCCAGCGACTTGAGCACGTCCTTGCCCTTGGCACCGTGCACCACGATGGCGCTGAAGGCATTCTCGAGTGCGCCATACGCGCCGTGCGCGGCGTCACGCAGCTCGTTCATTCGCTCGGTCTGGTCGGCGATCGCGTTCGACGCCCGAAGGTCATCGATGTGCTGCTGACCCTGCGGCGTAGCCGCCAGGTCGGGATTGTCGCGCTGGAACTGCCGGATCTGGGTTTCGGTCTGCACCCGACGCAGTTGCCCGGGGCTGGCGAACGGGCCTGCGGCGTTGAGGTTCGCCTGCAGCTCGTTCTGGTCTTCCAGCGTCTTGTTCTGCTGCGCCAGGCTCTCGCGCTGCTTGTCGATCGCCGTCGCCAGCAATTGCCGCTGGCGCTCCTCCTTCTGCATGTCGGTGAGGCCGTATTGCCGCTGCTCGGCCTCGGCCTGCAACGCAGCCTGCACTTCGCGCAACCGGGTGGCGTAGCCCTGCAACGGACCGTTCATCGCCTCCAGCAGGCGACGCTGATCCTCCAATTGCTGCCGGCCACCGGCGATCAGGTTGGCGCCTTGCAGGCTCTGCTGTTCGACAATGACCTGCCGGCGCCCCGCGGCTTCTTGCTCGCGCAGTTCGGGAGCGATGTTCTGGTTAGGCGCTACGACCCGCGCCTGTTCGGCCGGACGACCGGCCAAGCCGCGCTGCGCGCGTAGCCGGGCAATTTCGGCGGCCTGCTGGTCGGCGGCTTCCTGGATCGAGGTCTTCTGGGCTTCGACCGTCTGCCGATAGCGCTGCTTCAGGTACTCCTTGAGTGAGTCCTCCTGGTCCTTCGGCATCCCCAGCGCGCTGAGGTCGGGATCCCGGCCGGCGGCGATGTCGGTGTAGGCCCTGCGCAGGAAGGTCACCGGATCCGGCAGGCTCTGCAGGACACCTTGCGGGGTCTGGCCCGCCGAGCCGGCAGGAGGCGTGCCTGCCGGTGCTGCTGTCGTCGTTGTTGCAGCAGGAGTGGCTGGCGTTGCGGGCGCCGGCGGTGGCGTTGCGTGAAACGCGATGGCTGTGCCGCGCTGCACGACACCAGGATCGGGCATGTGGCCGGTCTCGACACGGCTCATCTCCGTGGCGATACGGCTCATCAAGCCCTGGTCGTTGATGTCGATCTCAGCGTCGGGGGCGATGCCGACCTTGCTCGCAACCCGCCGGATATAGCCTTCGGTGTCGTTCTCCTTGGGCGGCGCGTAGCGCATGATCCATTGCCGCAGCGTCGTCAGGCCATAGCGGGTCTTGTAGTACTGCAGCTGGTTGATGCCGGCGGCGAAACTCTCTTCCGGTGAATTGAAATCACGGAAGCCGGTGGTCTGACCCGGGTTCCGGATGCCCATGATGTTGTTGCGACCGGAACCACCACCGCCGACCTGACCGGCGTTGAAGATGCTCGGCGCGGTTTCGCGAATGAATGGTCGGAGGTAGGCGGGAACGCCCTGCAGGGCTTGTTCGGTGGTAGCCCCCTCGGACGCCTGGCGGGCTTTCTCCAGGTTTTCGACGATGTTCTTGGTGATGTCGACTTGGCGTTGATACTCCTGGGTTAGCCGCTCTTGATTGGCAACTTCCTCTTGCGCTTTGCCGGAGCGATCGGCCTGCGCCTTGGCGATGTCCTCATTGAACTGCTTTTGGGTTTCGTAGATCTCACTGGCGCGCTGCAGGGTGACACCTTGCTGGCGCATGATGTCGAGGACCGCCTGCTGGTCGCGCGCCTGGTCCTGCACACCCTGGCGGATCCCTTGCGCGCCTTGCACACCTTCGCCAGCGAGCTGACGCTGGAGTTCGGCACGTCGCTCATCGATGACGCTCTGCGCCTCAGTGGCGCCTGCCACCGTGCGCAGTTGTCCAGTGGTTGGATCGCGAAACTGGCCCCCAGCTGGATTGGGCAACTGACCCGCGGCAATCTGCTGGTTGATGTTCTGGGTGATGCCGAGCTGCAATTCCTGGATCCGCCGGGTAATCGGATCGGCGTTGGCGTTGCGCTGGGCGACGTTAATCTGCTGCTGGCGCTGGTCGTTCTCTTCGCGCAGTTGCTGGGTCACCTGGCGGCCCATGGTGACCCGCTGTTGCTGGGCTAGATTCAGTGATTCCAAGGCCTGCTGCGCTGACCTTTCCGGTCCAGCACCGGCTTGCAGGGCCTGGATGTAGGCCGTGTAGGCGCGGACATAGTCTTCTGCCGCACCGCGGCCTTTGGTGACCTCCTCTGACAGCGCACGCTGGAGATCGATCTGTCGCTGGGTGGCTTCGCTGCTTTCCTGCAGTTGGGTGCCGATTTGCGATTGGAATCGCCCTTCGACCGCGCGCTGCTGTGCAAGCGACAGCGCGCCGCCCCGGGTGCCAGTGAGTTGCTCAGTAGCCTGTTGGCGGAACCGTGCCTGAGCGCGCTGTTCGAATGGGAGGGCGTTGATCAACCCCTCGCTGGTCGTGTCATCGATCAGCCGTTGTTCGGGCGTCTGCGCGTAAAGCCGATCCTGTTGAATGCGTGCGAGCTGGTTGGCGTAGCGGCGTTCGCCTTCCTGCGCACCGAAGGCTCGCAAATAGGTCTGACGGGTATCGCCCCCGGCGGTGAAGCGCCGCTGGCGTTCCTGCAGTTCGACGATCCTTTGGTAGTCGGCGTCACCGAGATCAGCGAGTTGGGTGCCTGCGGCGCGGCGTTGCGTCAGATCTTCAAACGGGGTGATACCGCGTGGATCAGCGGTCCTTGCGGTGTAGGCGTTGATCCCCGGCAGGGCCTGCAGGTCACGACCAAAACGATTAAGCAGCGCGGGAAAATAACCGAGCGTTTGTTGCTCTTCGCGCTGGCGCGACATGATGTCGGCGCGATTGGCGCCATACTGCCCCGAGAACAGATTGCGCCAGGTTTCCCCGCCGTAGCCAGTCTGGAAGAAATCACCGATCTGGCTGCCAATACCCTGATAGCCACGCCGCTGATCTTCCGGCAGTTGCGAAATCCGGCGGAGTTCGGCCAACTCTTCACTGCCGCTCTGGCCAAAGAGCGTGCGTAGCTGCCTGCCAAAGTCGAGCCCAAGACGGCCGGCGAGCGTGTTTGATTGGCTGTAGCGACTGGATAGGTCGCGTCGTTCATCGATCTCTCGCTGCGTCGCCGCATCACGCCGCAGATTGTTGGTGTTGATCTGATCGATCTGCGCCTGCAGGTCACGCTGAAGCCGGTTGGTCTCCTGCTGGCGGTAGCCGATGTAAGGCTGGGACTGCAGGTTCAGCAGGTCATTGGCACCGAAGCCCTGGCCGAACACCTGCTGCGCGGCCTGCAGGGTGCCCTGTGTGGGGGCGAAGTTGCGCAGCCGGTCAGCAATCCGCTGCACCACCTCCTCGGGGCGGTTGGCGCCGATGCCTTGCAGCGACACACCCAATTGCTCGATGGCAAGCCGTGCGGCGTGGCCCTGATCGGTCTGGTTCTTCAGCGCGGCGGTGATGTTGGCGAGGCCAGTCGCCAGGTCGTTTTGCTGAACCCGCAGTTCGCGGGACTTCTGCACATAGCGGTCGAGCGCATCTACCGAGGCGTTTAACGTGACTGCCACGCCTTGCGCCTGGGTGATCATTTGCTGGTAGGCGTTGAAGCTCGCCTGCGTCTGATTCATCGTCTCGCGCAGCGAGTTCAGCCGGCTGATCAGACCGGTCAGCGTGCCGTCATAGGCCTTGGTGGACTGCGCCAGCCGATCGATCTGATCGCGCTGCTGGCCATAGGCAGCGGTAGCCGCCGTGTTGGCGGTGGTCCATTGCTGCTGGGTTTGAACGACCTGGACGGAGGTCGCCTTGAGCGCCTCCAGCGCGGCGATCGCCTGGCGCGCCTGGCTTGAATCGATGTTGAAACTGAGGGAGGCGACGTCGGGCACTGCCCTTAGCCTCTAGTCCAGACCATCATCCGCGCCTTTCAGATCATCCATCGTGACGCCTTTGCGGGACTGAATCGACAGCCAAAGGTCATCCAACCGCAACAAGATCTCCAATTCCCACGGCTTCGGTCGGATTCGCATCAAGTCTGCCCATGCGCGGATACTTTCCCAGGTGATCGGCAGGAAGCCGACCTGGCTGATCGGACGGGCGCGGCCGACCTGCTGGAACCAGTCCCAGACGTGCACTAGGCCGAGCGGGATCTCCGGCGCGTTCTGCTCGAGCGGATGCGGCCGGCCGTTGCCTAGCCGGTAGTTCCGGAAGACATCTCGGAGGGAACCGCCCTCGGGAAGGCTACGGCTGAGGACGAACTGGTATCGGGCATATCGGCGGAGCTGCCGGGTAAGTCCCGGAGGAAGTTCCCATCCGACAGGATGAAGCCGATCGCCGTCTCGCGCAGGCCGCGGAACCGGGTGTCATTCCAGAGCTTGCGGACGTTCTGCGGGGTGCAGGGGAACTCCTTGCCGTCGAGCACCTGGAAGGTCCAGTCACGGGTGCAGGCCACCAGCGTGTTGATGTCCTCGCGCTCACGGTGTTCGTCGGAGATGGCGATGCCGCGGGCGGTGAGGTCAGCGCGGCCCTGCTGGCTGGCGCGGAGGGTTTCGCGGAACGCCTCCGAGTGGCGGCCCAGCAAGGTAATGGTGAGAGGAGTGCCGTCCTCGTTCATGATCGGTGCCCGAGTACGGGGGTGGATGATCGGCATCGGCATGCCCTGCTCGGACAGCGTCTTCGTATCCAGGGCCGCGAGGTCGAATTTCTCGGTCATGGGGGGTCCATTTCGCAAACCGATAGAGGTCATACGCATAGACCACGAGTGCCGCCAATACGCCGCAGGCCGCCACCCAGTAGTAAAATGGGTCGGAATGGAGCAACCAGACGCCCAACAGGAGCAGATCGCCGAGAACCAGCGTAGCCAGGATCATAATCCGCAGCGCGTTCTTCATAGGCCCTGACGGGACGTGGCTACGCTCTCTCGATCGCGCCACGCCCACACTCCAACGTAAGCCTCCCTGAGCCTACAAAGATAGACTGGGCGATACGGCCATGGCAGGCAAGTACGTCTGCGCACAATTCCACGCGCGATACATTGCTTTACCGAATTTATTTGTTGATCAAAGCCAAGCTGATTTCTGTTCTATGGTTTTTCACACGAAACGCTTTGGGGGAAGGGTTCGTGTGTTGAAGACCATACTGGTGGTGGACGATGATCCGCTGATCCGCGAGGTCATGGTTGAGTACTTGGATGGCTGTGGCTATCGCACGCTCGATGCGGCCAATGGCATCGATGGCCTGCGAATTCTGCTAACCGAACCGGTGCATCTACTGATCAGTGACGTGGTGATGCCTGACATGCCGGGCACCGAGATGGCGTTGAAGGCCGCCTCGATGTGTCCCAGCCTGCCGGTGATTCTGATCTCGGGTTCCTACACGCCGGCACCGGAGGATCGCTGGCTATTTCTGGCGAAACCGTTCCGGCTGCCTAAACTGCTGTCTATGGTCTGGCAGGCCGTTCCGCAGGAACCCCGCATGGCCGCTGACTGACTAACCGGCATATCAGGTTGGACCGAAGCAAAATCAGTCCAACCTGATAGCGGGCATTAAACGACCAGACTGTCCTGCACGATAATGGTGCTCTTGTCGGTCTCCGTGTCGGTCACGTTCTCCAGCGCACTGAAGGTGAACGACTGAATGAGGCTCATGTCACCGTCGCTCTTCTGGCTCGACATCGCCTTCACCCGCGGCAGGTGGAAGCACATGAAGTCAGCGTTGACCGCAGTGCCGGTGGTTAGCATCACCAGCAACTCGACCTCGTTTTCGTTGATGAAGGTGTTGGCGATGGTTTCATCGGTAAACAATGCGGTGAAGCTGCCGGTCACCCGCAGACGTCCGGTGAAGATCCACGGCACGAAGTTCGAGCCGACCACCGCAGGCGCCTCGAGCGAGGGCGCGATCTGCAGGTTCAGACCGGTGATGATGGCCAGATCGGTGCCGTTGTAGCGCAACGAGCCGTTTACCGCGGCGAGCGCTGAGGAACTGCCAGGGTCCGCCGGCGAGGTCAGCTGCTGCGAGCTGTTCTGGATCATATTCTGACCCATGACCTGGCTGTTGAAGGTGACCAGGCCGGTGGCCGGCATCGCGATCGAGGTGTTGCCAAAGCGGCAGCCGACGAACAGTTCCGACACGTTGATGTCGGAGAAGAAGTGCTCCATCGAGTAGCTCTTGTAGACCTGCCCGGTGGCCGGGATCAGGACCTTCGAGCCGACCACCTCCAGGTTCACCGTGCCGGACAGCGAACCGTCGGTGAACGAGCCACCCAGCGCCGGGATGTCCGGCGAGGTGATCACCGTATCGGACAGGCTGGTGATCCGTAGGTTGGCATTGTTCAACTGCGTGTTGGCCGTGGTGATGCCGGAGAGACGGATCACATCGCCACGCTTGAGACCGGCGGCATTAAAGCCGGTGCCAGTCAGTGTGCCGGCCACGTGTGCCAGGGTCAGGCTGACGCCGGCCATGGTCGCACCGGCGGCCCAGTCATTGCGCAGCAGACCCTGCCAGAAGTCATTGAACGACCCCGGACTGAGTTGGCCGGCAAAGGTGCCCTGCGGCCGGCGCACGCCGTGGCGCGCGTCACGGATCTGCTGCGAGACCAGGATTTCCTGGCTCTCATAGCTTTCCTTGTTCAGCGTCAGGTCGCTGCTGACACGCCGCAGGTATGTGCTGCCAGTGACCGGGCTGGTGCCGAAGGTGACTTCTTCGACAATCGCTACTCTTTTGGCTACGCCAGTTGCGAAAGCCATCGCTAAAGCCTCCTACGGCGGTGGTTGCGTGAGAAACCAGTGGATCGCCACTGGCAGGTTGGCCCAGTCGCCGAACGGCACTGGGGCAGTGGCGGTCGAGTGCGAAACGATGAGGTTGGCGCCCTGCGAGGTCGTCAGGTTCAAGCCGCGCGGAAACGCCTCGATGACCTTCTGGGCCAGGCCGTCCTGCACGCGCTCACCGGTGTCGCGCGGCACGAAGATGCTGACCTGGTAAATCCCATCCCACTGCTGCACCGCGTCGGCGCCGAAGCCGAGCGGCGAGCGGTTGCGACCGGAGATCTCCGGCTTGAGATACGGCGTGCCCTTGGTGGGAACGAAGGTGACGTTCGGCCAGGCGATCTGCGCGGTGATGTTCGCCGACTGCAGTTGGGCGTGCAGCACATCGGTGATGTCGCGAAAGCGGATCTCGGCCATCAGCGTGTGCCTCCGGTGGAGACGCGCGCCAGCGCCCGCTGAGCGATCTGCGGCATTTCGCTGATCGTCTGCTGCATCATGTGACGGCCGGGCTGATTGAAGTAGCGGCCGAGGCTGTCCTCGCCGGTGTAACCAAACTCGATGCGGCGGGCATACACAGTCGGATTGACGATCATCAGCACGTCGCCGACCTCGGACTGGATGATCGCGTTCTGCGGATTGGGCACCCGGCCGGCCACCGGTTCGGCATCGCCCGGCTTCACCACCGTCCAGTTCGAGCGCAGGAAGCCGGTATCGACCGGGGTCAGTTCCTGCACGCGCGCCACCGCATCGGCGGCGATGGTGCGGAACAAGGCGCTGGCGCGGTCAGTCGCCTGATCGCACCACTGGCTCACATCGGAGGAGAAATCGGTCATTTCGCTTGCACCGGGTAGACGAGTTGGGTGCCGCGCCGGAATAGTTGGTTTGCAGTGATGATCGCCCGGAGTTGGCCGTTGACGATCAGCCAGTCGTCCACCTTCGGCGGTGGGGTGATTTCGCCACCGTTGTAGGCAGACAGGTTCAGCCCGATCGCATCGACCTCGGTCCAGCCGTTGAAGGTCATTTCGGTGAGCGACAGGACGACGCCGTAGACCAGGACGTCGGCCCGGAACTGCAAGCGCACTGACTTGCTGACGCTGTGTGCTGGATTGCTGTCACCCGAGACGTTGAGCACCGGGATGACGGTCCACTTGTTGTCGGCCGCCAGGCTGTCCGGACAGTAGGGCGTGGCCGTGCCGAGGATCGGCGTGCCATTGGTCGCCGCTTTCGGAATGCCATCGCTGTCGGTGGCGATGGCGGTCGGCATGGTCTGCACCTGCCACGTCGCGACGACGCCTGAATTGTCGCTGCAGACGATGACGTCGTTGGGCACCAGCCGGCCGATCGCCGAGGTGCCGCTCATGCCGAGATAGGCCTGCCCGGTCACGCTGATGCCGGTGGTCACCACCAGGTCGGCGGAATAATCCGGTGGGTTCTGGTAGGGCACCGGTGACGACGGGTTGCCGACAGTCACCAGCGTGACCCGGCGCAAGGTGATCGGATCGCCGCGCTCCTGGTAGCGCGCCGCGATACGGCGCTGCACGTAGACCTCGCGCGAGAGCGTGGCGACCGCGTTGACCGAGAGGGCCATCAGACCGCCACCCGGATTTCGTTGGCGACCAGGTCACGCGCCGCCTGCGGCACGGCGCCGGCGCCGCGTTGGGTGAACGTGCCGCTGAACACCCCGCCGGTGTTTTCCGACGTCAGGTTCGGATCGGCGGCCGAGGCGTTGAAGATCGCCGCTGCGGTCAGCAGAAGGGCACGATGGATGGTGCCGGGAATGCCGGGATCGACCCCGGCCGGCTGGTCGGGATCGTAGCCGGCGGTATAGGTGACCGCGATCGCCATGGCGCCGCCGCGCAGCAGCTTGCCCTGACCGAGTTCCAGCTTGCGACTGTTGAAGCTATCGAGGCGATAGCCCGGCTGGTTGGGAATTGCCGGGTTGATCGTCACTCCGTTCAATGAAACGGTGCTGATTGATCGTACTGGCCAATGGTTCAGCAGGATGTAGCTGGTGCCGTTGGTGTCGTAGTACTCCTGCAGGTTGGTGACCAGGCTGATGTCCCGGTTGAGCACTGCCTGCAGTGCGTCGGTGGCGACCTCAGCCAGGAACGTGGCAGCCGCATCGTCGAGGACGTCCCCGCCGATGTAGCTCTTCACGTCATCGGCTGAGATCCACGCCATGTCAGCCCGTGCTCACCACCGCGAGCTGCGGGCTGCGCTGTTTGGCCTCGACGTCCGCCCACATCTTGCGCAGCTGCTTGAGCGAGCGTCGCCGGTCGAGCGCCCGGCCGAAATGGGTGTCGAGCTTGACGAACAGTTCCTGCCGCTCGGCCTCGTCCTTGATGGCCTGGGCGCGGGCGGTTTCGTTCTGTCGTTCGAGTTCCTCGTCCCATTCGACGGCGCCGAAATGGGTGGTCAGCTCACGAATGAGGTTCGGGGTGACATGGTCGACCTCGAGCAGGCCCCACTCGTTGATCTGATGCTCGATCCCGTCCACCGACAGCGACGTGATGTCGGTGCTCTGCAACCTGAAGTAACGCGGCATGTGGTCATTCCTCTATTGCGGGAGGAGGCACGGTGCCCCCTCCCGGTCCAGTAGAATGCCGCGATTAACCAGCGCCGATATTGACGATGAAGCCTAGGCTCGGCGGGAAGTAGTGTTGCAGAACCTCGTCTGAATACACGCCATACTCGTATTTGCGTGTCCTCAGCGGCCACTCGATCTGGTGATACTCCTTACGGGTTTTGATCTGGTACACGTTCTGAACGTCGTTCAGCGCGTAGGGCAGACTGTCCGTCAGGGCCATGATCGTGCCGGGCGGCAGGTTGGGATGCAGGCGGATCGGGATTTCCTGCGCGGAGCCCAGCCCGAACGGCGAGATGTAGCCACGCACCGCGGTGCCACCGCGTACCATGTCCTGGCCTTGCGTGTAGGTGAACCGCGACAGCGGTACAGTACCGCTGGGTGCAGTGAGCACCTTTTTCCGCAAGTAATTCTGCGTCTGGCTGTCGACCCAGAACTCCGTCGGTTGCAGACGATAGTTGTCCCAGAAGCTCTGCAGCATGACGTCGATTTCGACCACGCCACCCGAGCCGTCCGAGGTCAGCGGCGTGCCGGTGCCATCGGTGCCGGTGGGCATCGCTGCCCAGTAGGCGCCGGAGCCGGAGGCCGCGGCGATCGCCGAGAAGCCGTTGAACACCAGGCTGTTGACGCTGTGGTCGCCCGACAGCGCGGAGAACGCCTGCCCGGAAACCGGCAGCGCGGTGATCAGCACCGAGTTCAGGTTGGTCACTGCGGCGATGTAGTAGGCCGTCGCGGCGCCGCCGGTGCCGACATACCAAGCATAGCCGAACGCGCCGACCACGGGCGCGACATGCGCGCTGATCGAGCTGACGTTGCCAGGCGTGCCGGTGGTCGCGGTGCCGGTCGAAGCCGACGGAGCTGCCGCGCCGCAGCCATAGCTTTCGGTCGAGCCGTCGGCGTTGGTGCGGGTCAGCACGCCAACCGTGCCGCCAGGAACGCCACCGGAGACGGTGACATTGCGCAGGCCTTCGAGGGTCAGCGCGACGCAGCCGACATGCACCGTGGTGCTGTCAGCGATGGAGCCGCCAGAGGCGATGGCGGTCACCGTCGGCGTCGGGGTGACACCGAGGCCGGTGATGCCGTTGCCACCGATGATGAGGAACTCCTCTTCGATCATCAGCGCGCGCAACAGCGACTGCACGGCGGTGGCCTTGAGGTCTTGGAAGCCTTCGGCGGACATGTCGGCTTCGAACGTGACGTAGTTGTCGAAACCGATGCCACGGAACGCGGCATAGTAATCCTGGGTCGTCTGTTCGATGACCCCTGCGCGATTACCCTGGCCAAGACCACCACTGAGCTTACTGGTGTTGATCCCAGTAATCGCGCGCCAGTTGGCCTGGATGGACCTTCCACCACCGACGCGGGGGATCTTGTTCCGGAGCGGAGTCAGTACCGGATAGAGCAGCTTGGCCGGGGCTTCGAGATCGTAGACCTGGAGCCCTGTTGCGGCTGAATTCGGCTGCGTCCAGTATTTTTGCAGCGCGTTCGCGGACAGCGTGTCTTGCACGAGCCGCATCGATTCCAGTGTGGGATTCATGTGAAGACGGTCTCTTCGCCGCCGCGCCCGAATGCGGTGTGATGGGCAGACAGCCAGCGCAGCAGCGCGGCTGAGATGCAGCTCCGAGGGAGCTACCGATGGCCGCTGCTCAGACGGCGATTGCGAGCAGGCTGGCGCTCAACCAGCGTCGTGAGGGAAGGGAGCCTGCAGCACCGGAAGGGAAGCCGCAGGCTCCAAGTACAGGTGAAACATCCGAGTCATTTCACAAACCGGGGGAGTTCCGCAAGACTTGCGCTACGGAGGCTCGTATTCAGGGGTCAACTTACACGTAGCGAAACCAATCACTCCCTGTTTCAACCAGTCATGGTTGAGTTGCTTCGCCGTTTTCTGGCAGGCAATCAGATCGAGTTCGGTCGCTGGTTGATAGGTGATGACGTCATGCGTGGGGCCGCAGCACACGGCCGCCACGATGACCCAGCCACCCCAGAATTCAGCCAGCAGGGATCAACGGCACGCCACCGCCCGCGTGGATGCCCTTCAGCAGTTGCTTGGACGCGAGCTCCGGATCGGTCTGCGCCATCTGCGCAATCCGCTCTGCCTCAGCCGCGCTGTTCGCGACCCCTGGCAACACCGTCTCGGCCGACTTGTTCACGGTGAACAGCGCGCCCTTCGGGGGCTCGGGCTGACGCGACAACCGATCGACGGTGGCCTGCAGGGTGGCGAGTTGCGCCTGCGTGTCGGTCAGCTGCTTGGTCATGTCGTCGTTGCGCTTGCGCAGAGTGATGCCTTCCTCGAGCGCATCGGCAACGGTCGGATGCACCGCCACCCGACCGGACAGGATGCTGTCCATGGTGGGTTCGAACTTCTGCAGGCTGGCAACAGGTTCCTGCCGCATCAGGCCGGCGTTCCGCGGCTCGTCGTCGGGCATGCCGGACACATCCGACTGATCGTTGGCATCGGCATCCATGCCAGGCTGGTCACCACCCTGCGCCTGCA